CTTGAGCCGCAAGGTAATCAAGTCAGACGTAACTCGCAAGGTGAAATCTGTTTATACTGGAAGTTTCGTAGTTGTTTAGCGACAATGAATGGCTCTAAAGGTCAACGGGATAGATGGTGTAGAGTAGCATGTGACGACAAGCCTACTGCCTGGCTTTAAAAACGGCGATACTGGTAACAGACTGTGATACATAGCAATATGGTTGCAGTGGAAGTCGGAAGAAAGCAGACTCGCAAGGTTTGTAATAATGTCCGAGGTGTTACTAGGTTAGGATGTATTCTCAGTCCGCCACTTTATATGAAAACACTTTGTTCCTAAAAGATTTTACGGTTTTGATGGGTTTCAGCAGTGTGTTTCCATATAAGGAATATGTCTCGGTACCAGAGCGACTCAATGGCGTGGATTGCAAATCCATCGATTCGGGGGTTTGAATCCCTCCCGGGACTCCAAGTTTTGCCTGTTTCTTAAAACAGGACTGTGATGTGTATGGAGATGAGAGATTGCACCTCTAGTTAGCACTTGAAACGCTTACTGGAATTAACAATCGTGATCCAGTGCTCTATGTGGCTTCCCGGCTTAATTGCCTTGTTTGTTGCTGCCCAGGAATATTGGTATCCTCTGTCTCTTGTATTTTGCTTTAGTAACGTGATAACCTGAAAAACTATCATTAGCTAATGTACTTTGCACATTGTCCGGCGATTCACTTGCCATACGCTCACTGCTACTAATTCAAATAGAAAGGAACTCGAATATGAAGATTACACTTCGCAAAGCAAACGCCCTGCAAAACACAATTCAGGATCACATCAAAACCATTGATGTAAAAACATCGATCTCCCTAAACGAGTTCCAAACCGTTGAAGGTGAAATCGCTGTTGCACGTGGTGCATTAATCGAAAGCGACCTTCGTCGTGCAAAGTTGACCAAGGCTCTGTATGGCATTCGTGCCCGTGTTGGCCGTGCCAACGTAGAAAGTGGTGTAAGCGATTTGCTTGCCGAAGCTGCGTTTGTTGACAAGCGTCTAGGACACCTGAAAGGCCTGACAGAGAGCAAGGCTGCTGAGTCTTACGTTGTTCTCAACGGCAAGTTAGAAAAACTTCGCAACACAGACGCCAAGAACCGCATGTATGGTTACAACGATAATGTCGACACTGGCGTGTTGGACAACGTTCAAATCGAAGCCTACAAAGCCGACATGCGAAGCCTCAAGAAAGAAAAACAAAGCATCAATGACAAAGTGTTAGAACTCAACGTTCGCACCGAAATCGAATTGGATGCCGACACAGTTGCTTTGCTCCAAGCAGAACAATTGGTATAAGTAATTACGCGGGAAGGGTGGCCACCACACCGGTCTCATAAGCCAGGTGCATCGGCAGTTCGAATCTGTCTCCCGCATCCAACAACTAACTTAGATATTTTATGAAAATTCTCACTGAAAGTCGCGGAACTCAAATTGATACAGACGCTTGTGTCGAACAAATTGGCAACAGATTTGATTTAGTAATTGCAGCATCTGCCAGAGTGCGTGAACTTATTGTAAGGCATAAACGATCAGAAAATCCTGGTCAGTTGAATGCTTCAGTTACTGCATTACTTGAAGTGCAAGCCGGCAAAGTCGGTCCAGAGTATCTTAAAAAAGTTAGATAAAAAAATTGCGTCAGTGGTGGAATGGTATACACGTTGGTCTTAGAAGCCAATGCCGAGAGGATTGAGAGTTCGAGTCTCTCCTGACGCACCAATAACACAGTAGGACAAAACGGTTAGATGTTTCCGCTAACGCCGAACTCTAAACGCCTACTGTTAGAAGCCTCTCCCTTGCATGCGGAGTATAATGAGACAAGTAGTATGCACACAATATCCGCAGTAGGGCAAGCCACTCAGTTCATTCTGTTTGCAGTAACCCTACTGCTTTTTTTGCGCGATTAGCTCAGTGGTAGAGCGCTGTTCTGACTCGACAGATGTCGGGAGTTCAAATCTCTCATCGCGCACCAATTAGGAGACTGCAATGAAAATTACAGAAGATCAATTTCGTTACGAGTGGTTCTCTGGAACAGGCAAAGGTGGGCAACATCGTAACAAGCATCAAAATTGTTGCCGGTGCATTCATGAACCCACTGGCATTCAAGCGAACGGCACTAACAGCCGTAGTCGCGAAGATAACAAACGTGCGGCCTACATTACCTGTTTATCACGCATTCAGGCACACTTCCACAAAGACAAGGAACGCAACCTAGCAGGTAGCGAGCGAGTTAGGACCTACCACGAACCTGACAATCGTGTAGTAGATCATGCTAGCGAATTTGTAGACACCTACACTAATGTCATTGTTAAAGGCAATGTCGATGATGTTATTCACGCTAGAGCAAAAGCAATAAGATAAGCCCAGGTGGTGTAATGGTAGCCACGCTATCTTGAGGTGGTAGTGGAGAAATCCGTGCGAGTTCGAGTCTCGCCCTGGGCACCAATAAATAAAGTATGTCAGACCACGACGAAGAAAATCTACAACTACTTCGTGCAACCACAAGTGGGTTGCCATACAATCCTGCAACCTACACTTGCATCACAGAGTTCACAGATAGCTTTCCACAAAAGACAGCACCTGCATTTGTGCAACATTACTTTCCTGCCGCCGAGACAGCGTGGCAACCGGAAGCTCCCTATCCCAAAATCTACACCAAGCACTATAGAAAATCTGTATTGTCGACATTGCGATAAACAATAGGAAAAACCTATTTTTTCGTAGACTTCATTGCTATATACTATTATAATAAACACATAGTGAAAACACTATTTCATTTTTTAATAGGAGAAAAGTAAATGAAAACAATCGGTGATAAACTAACAGCATTCGCAGTAACAGGTGTTAAGCCAGGACAACCAGAAGACGCATACTTTACAATCACAGATCAAAGCTTCGAAGGCAAGTGGAAAATCATTGTCTATTACCCAAAATCGTTCACTTTTGTTTGCCCCACAGAAATTGTTGGGTATGACAAATTGAATCAAGATTTTATCGATAGAGATGCTGTATTACTTACAGGCTCAACAGATAATGAGTTTTGTGCAGTGGCCTGGCAAAATGCTCACGCAGATTTAAAGAAGATCACGCACACCCAGTTTGCCGATACACAACGAGGCGAACTAAGTTTAGTTGAGCAGTTGGGTGTATTTTTTGCCCCAGCAGGAGCACCACTAAGAGCAACATTTATTGTTGATCCTGATAATGTTATCCAACATGTCACAGTTAATAATCTAAATGTTGGTCGCAGTCCAGAAGAAACTCTTCGTGTGTTAGACAGTCTCCAAACAGGGGAGCTGTGTGCTTGCTCAAGAACTATCGGTGGCGAAACTCTATAAGTCCGTAGGGCAGACATAAATATACTAAAAGGAACATTTATGTCTGACCGAACACCTTACACTTATTTTGTTTTACATATACCCACTGGTAAAAAATATTACGGGTCAAAATATGGAAAAGGTTCTAACCCTGATACATTTTGGAAATCTGGTGGGTATTTTACTTCATCTACAAAAATTAAAGATTTGCTACAAGAATATGGAGCAAATTCTTTTAGGGCAGAAGTAAGAAAAGTTTTTGACACGCCGGATCAAGCATTAAACTATGAATATAGATTCCTGAATAAAGTAGATGCTCTTAATAAAGTTGAGTGGCTTAACGAAAACTTAGGAGGAGAAAAGTTTAGAAATGTAGGTCCAGCAAGTAGTAAAGCGTTAGAATCTCAAAGGAAGAAAAAACAAACGCCAGAAGGAAATGCTAAACGATCAGCATCACTAAAAGGCAGAATCATATCCAACGAGACAAAAAAACGCATGTCAGAATCTCAACTTGCGAGACCAAGAGATGATGAAGAAGCAAGACGAAACAAAATAAGAGCAAAGGCAACGGGCAGAGCACACGATGATATAACAAAATCTAAACTGTCTGCTATTGTAAGTCAAACAAGATGGATTAATAATAGTATTGACCAAAAAAAGGTTAATGTAGATGAGTTGGATGATTATATTAAGATGGGCTGGACCAACGGCAGAATATTGCAAGTTGTATCATGCCCTCACTGTGGTGCCACTGGAGTTAAACACAATATTGTGCGAAGACATTTTGATAACTGTCAAGGGAAGTTATGAGAGTAGAGTTTCGACAAGGTGTCCCTAACGAAGTGATTAAATGGCTATGGGATAATGTAGGCGAAGGTAATGTCATTCATT